ACAGTACATAAAGACTATGAAGTTGTTAAACGCGAAGGATTGCTTAAACCCGTAGAAGCTAAGAAGGAGCGTAAGAAATGAATCGAGACCCAGTAATGGTTGATCTTGATAGGTACTTAGACAGACAAGACCCTGAGTTCGTAGAGCAATGGGAGATTGATGAAGAGATTGCAGAGCGTGCAGCAGACGAAGCATGTTCTACTTTTAAGGAGAACGATGATGAGTGAAGAAAGAAAAATGTGGGATATGGAAACGTTTAATAAAAGCCTTGAAGCAGTGAATAATGACTGCGAAAAGTTAATACAAAAACATTTAGATGCAGGTGTAAGTCCATTAGCAGTTTGCGGTGGGCTGATGGCTAACGTGTCTGAATTGTTTAGGTTGGGGGCGTTTGGACGAGAAGAGTTTGACGCTATGGTGGCAAACGCATGGGAACACTTTGGTGACCCAAGCAATGATTCGCAGGTAATGCACTAATGGAAATAACTATAAAACTTGATGACCATGATACGAACCCTAAACACATTGAGCACTTTCTTAGTTTGCTTGAGAGAGTGATTGTTATATTAGAGGAGGAACAAGGGGAGGGTAAAAAAGGAGATGGATGATCTTAGAACAAATACGTGCCCCAAGTGTAAGGCTGTCTCTGAGCAAGTACTTAACATGGAAACAGGTAAACGTGTTGGCTGGTACTGTTTAGCATGCCAGCATTTTGAGGAAGCTATACTACGAGAAACAGTTATAACCGAAGCTGATATAAAGAAAATACATATATGAGGAGAAGAGAACGATGATAATAAAAGAAGTTAGCAAAGACTTTTGGAGATTAGAAACAGGAACAGGGGAGGAGAGATTAATCTGGTATGGGCCTTCCAAAACAGAAGTCGAGAATAAATTTAACAAGTGGGCGCGGGATAATAAAGCGATGGGGGAGGTAACTCGCCGCCGTTGTACGCCTATAAGAGTTGCTAGTCATCTTGCACATTTAGAATAGGAGAGAGATATGCTTTATGAATACAATTGCATTGTACGATCTGTTACTGATGGCGATGGATTACGTGTCGACATTGATTTGGGTTTTGGGGTTACTCTTAGGGGTGATGATGGTAGGGGTGTTAATATTCGTTTATTTGGAATTGACGCGCCCGAATCTCGTACACGAAATAGACAGGAGAAAGCACATGGTCTTCTTGCAAAGAAGTTTGTCCAAGAACACTGCCAAGTCGGGGAGAAGTACATCCTCCGAACAAAAGAGAAAGGAAAATTTGGAAGATGGTTGGGCGAAATTAAAACGCGAAAGGGACTTATTACAAAACTACTTATCAAAAACAAACTCGCAGTTGAGTATCATGGGCAGAATAAAAAAGAAATTAAAGCAGCTCATGAAACGAATCGGCAAGAGTTGATTAAGATGGGGCTTTTGTAGTGGATATAATAACGGTAGATTTTGAAACTTATTACAGCAAGACTTTTGGTTTTAGGAAACTTACTACTGAACAATATGTGCGTAGTTCCGATTTTGAAGTCATTGGTGTTGCCGTAAAAGTTAATAATGGAAAGACTGATTGGCTTAGTGGTAGCTATGAAGATTTGAAAACTTATTTAGGAGATAACTATGATTGGGGAAACGCTGCTGTCTTGGCTCATAACACTTTGTTCGATGGTGCTATTTTGCATTGGCTTTTTGGCATACGCTGCAAGCTCTATTTTGACACGCTTAGTATGGCTCGTGCACTTCATGGTGTCGACACCTCTGCATCTCTTAAATCATTGTCTGAGATGTATGGCATCGGGCAGAAAGGAGACGAAGTTATCAAAGCCGAAGGAAAAAGAAGAAGCGACTTCAGCGAACAAGAACTAGCAGAGTACGGCGACTACTGCATCAATGACGTGGAACTTACGCATAAATTGTTTTCTATATTTATGAACAAACGCATGTTCCCGAAGATGGAACTTAAGGTGATAGACATGACCCTACGTATGTTTATCGAACCTCAGTTAGTGTTGGATGTGGGTAAGCTAGACCAGCACTTGGACAATCTTAAAGCACAGAAAGAGCAACTTCTTACAGAGAGTGGAGTGGAACGAGAAAACCTTATGTCTAACAATAAGTTCGCTGAACTGTTAGAAGAGATTGAAGTTACCCCACCGATAAAGGTAAGTCCTAGAACTGGGAAAGAAACTTATGCGTTTGCAAAAACAGACGAAGCATTTAAGGCTCTACAAGAACATGAGGACATAAGAGTACAAACGCTGGTAACAGCAAGGCTTGGTTTAAAGAGCACTTTAGAAGAAACAAGAACGGAAAGGTTCTTAGATATATCCACTCGTGGTAAACAGTTACCTGTACCTATCCGCTACTATGCAGCTCACACTGGAAGATGGGGTGGCGCTGACAAAGTAAACTTACAAAACCTTCCCTCTCGTGGGCCTAATGCCAAGATACTCAAGTCATGTATGTGTGCGCCAGAAGGTCACACTATTGTTCAGGCCGATTCTGCTCAGATAGAGGCTAGGGTTCTCGCATGGTTAGCAGAACAAAACAATCTGGTACAAGCCTTTGAACGTGACGAAGATGTTTACAAGAAGATGGCAAGCACTATCTATAATATTCCTGTAGAGGATGTCTCAGCCGATCAACGTTTTATTGGCAAGACTACGATACTCGGAGCAGGATATGGTATGGGTGCAGTGCGCTTTCGTGATCAACTTAAAACATTAGGTGTAGAAGTTGATGAGGAAGAATGTCGCAGGATTATAAAGGTATACCGAGATACTAATAATAAGATAACAGGGTTGTGGCGAAACGCAGGGGATGCACTAACTGGGATGCACCGTGATCAGAGGTATGCTTTAGGTAGAGCTAATGTGTTGAAGATAATACCTAGAGATAATGCAATCCAGTTACCGTCAGGTCTAAACATGTACTACAACAAGTTGAAGATAGAACATGATGACGAAGGGAGACCACAGTTTATGTACAAGACAAGGCAAGGCTACATTAAAATTTACGGTGGTAAGGTAATAGAAAATGTATGTCAGGCTATTGCACGTTGTGTAATGGCAGAGCAAATGTTGGAGATACAAAAGAAATACAAGGTGTTGCTAACAGTACATGATTCCGTGGTATGCTGTGTATCTGATGAACAAGTTGAAGAGGCTTGTAACTACATTAATTCCTGTATGGCTTATGTACCCGAATGGGCACTTGGCCTTCCTGTCCGTGGGGATGTGGAAATTGGAAAGAACTATGGGGACTGTATTGAATGGACACCAAACCTGCATGGTCTTTCAGCAGCTTAAAATCTTTTGAGCAATGTCCAAAGAAATACCATCACTTAAGAGTACTAAAGGATTATAAAGAACCACAATCGGAAGCAATGTTTTATGGTAATGAATTCCATAAAGCAGCAGAAGATTATGTTAGTAAAGTTGTACCTGAACTTGATCCTAGATTTTCTTACGCTAAAGTTATGCTAGATAAGTTGTTAGCAATGGATGGAGAAAAGTTGTGTGAATACAGAATGGGTATAACCTCTAACTTAGACCCATGTAAGTTTTTTGATAAGGACGTGTGGTACAGAGGTGTAGCTGATTTAATAATCCTTGATAGGGAAAATAAAATAGCGCGAGTATTCGATTACAAAACAAGTAAGTCCACAAGGTACGCTGATAAAGGGCAGTTGGAACTCATGGCTTTGTGCGTCTTTAGGCACTTCCCTGAGATAGAAGTTGTCAAGTCAGGGTTGTTATTTACGGTATGTAATAAGCTAATTAAAGAAACGTATACGAGAGACGACCAGACTAGATTATGGCGTAAGTGGCTAACTAGTTATGGAACATTAGAGAAAACTTTTGAGAATGATGTGTGGAATCCAAGACCCACTGGATTGTGTAAGGCACATTGTGTCATACTAGAATGTCCACACAATGGGAGACGTTAATTATGCCATACACAAAAAAGAAACGTCCTTATAAGAAGGAGTACCAACAACAGAAAGCACGAGGCGAACACGCTGATCGTATGGAACGACAACGTGCTAGACGTAAGATAGACAAGACAGGCGTGGACAAAAACAAAAACGGTAAAGCCGACAAGCGAGAGGGCAAAGATGTTAGCCACAAGAAAGCTCTAAGCAAGGGCGGTACTAACAAAGACGGGTACAAGATAGAAAGCAAGAGTAAGAATCGGTCTCGAAATTATAAAAAGAAGAAGACCACAAAAAAGAAATCTAAATAACATCTCGGAGTAACGATGCAAGTAGTTGAGAACAGGGGGCTACGCCTGAAGGTGCGTGACCCTCAAAGAATTACGACTGCCATACCAACTAGCAAGTCATTAGGTAATAACGAAGTATTGGTGCGGTGGGGCGTAGACGAAGCTCGTGTCCTCCGTAACCTGAACATAAAAGATGTACCGTCTCCCATACTGGGCAAGTATAAATGGACAGGGCATCTAAAACCTTTCGAGCATCAAAAGACCACAAGTTCTTTCCTTACTATGAATCCTCGTGCTTTTTGTTTTAACGAACAAGGCACTGGGAAAACTGCCTCTGCAATATGGGCAGCAGACTTTCTAATGAAAGAACAAGTAATTAAGAAAGTACTTATTATATGTCCCCTATCCATAATGGATTCGGCTTGGCGTGCTGACCTATTTAAGTTTGCTATGCACCGCACAGTAGACATAGCGCATGGCCCTAAAGACAAACGCCGTAAGATAATAATGAGTGACGCGGAGTTTGTGATAATAAACTACGATGGCGTAGAGATTGTGGAAGAACATATCAAGATGGCAGGTTACGACTTGATTATTGTAGACGAAGCTACCCACTACAAAAACGCACAATCCAAGAGATGGAAAACACTTAACAGAATAATGAAACCAGAGACATGGATGTGGATGATGACAGGAACTCCTGCTGCACAATCGCCATTAGATGCGTTTGGTTTAGCCAAAATGTTAAACCCTCTGGCAGTGCCACGCTCTTTTAGTGCTTTTCGTGAGATGGTTATGTATAAGGTAACTCAGTTTAAATGGGTTCCAAAAGATACCGCAATACCCACAGTGCACGCAGCCTTGCAACCTGCCATTAGATACACCAAAGAACAATGTTTGGATTTACCGGAACTCACATACACCAAACGTGAGGTAGAACTTACACCGCAACAAAAGAAATACTACAAGGCCATTCGAGAACACATGCTTACGATGGCAGCAGGGGAACAAGTTACAGCAGCAAACGCAGCCGTTACGATGAACAAACTATTGCAAATCTCCTGTGGTGCAGTTTATGCCGACAGCGGTGAGACGGTAGAGTTTGATATAAAGAACCGATACAAAGTATTGAAGGAAGCTATTGATGAGTCTAGCCAAAAGGTGCTGGTCTTTGTTCCGTTCAAACATGTCATTGATATACTCTCTGAGAAACTTCTTGCTGACAAAATAACTAACGGCATTATCCGGGGAGATGTTAGCGTCTCTAAGCGCACGGAACTGTTTCGTAATTTTCAAACTACAGATGATCCCAGAGTACTAATAATCCAACCGCAAGCAGCAGCACATGGTGTCACCCTAACCGCAGCTAATACCGTTGTATGGTGGGGGCCAGTGGCTTCATTGGAAACGTATGCACAGGCTAACGCACGAGTGCATCGGTCAGGACAGCATCATCCTTGTACTGTGGTGCAGTTACAGGGAGCACCAGTAGAGAAAAGAGTATATAAACTACTTGACGAAAGAATAGATGTGCACACAAAAATAATAGATTTATACAATGAACTACTTGAAATATAAAAAGAGTGCCCATATAATCACTTTGCTTAACCAAAATATAATAAAGAGGACGATGTGATGGCAAAAGCAAAGCAAGACAATGAGGAACCGCACGCTATGACTCAAGCTGAAGAAGTTGGATTGGAACGTTTGGTCGAAGCGTGTATTAAAATTCGTGATAAAAAAGCGGAGATTACTAGCGAACTTAACGGTAAGTTGGAAGCTCTGGATACCAAACTCAAAGCGTTTAAGGCAGCTTTAGATGAGCACTGTCAGAAGACAGGTGCTAAGTCTATGTCTTTCGAGTGCGGTAGTTTTTATCGTTCAGTTAAAACAAAGTATTGGACTTCTGATTGGGAGAGCATGGGTAAGTTTATCGTAGAGAACGAAGCTACTGATTTACTTGAGAGGCGTATCCATCAGGGTAATATGAAATCCTTCTTGGAGGAAAACCCTGAGAAATTACCGCCAAACCTAAACGCCGAATCGGAATACACAATTACTGTTCGGAGGAAGAAATAAATGCAAGAAGCGTCATACGTAACTCTGGATGAACTTGCTGCACATGTAGGTGTCAAAATATCTACGGTACGGCAGTGGGTGAAAAGAGGCTACATTCCACGTAACACTTACATTAAAGCAGGTAGCACCTATCGTTTCTGTTTGAAAGATGTTGAAGCATCTTTGCGTGACGAAGGTACAGAGGAGGATGTGTCTATTGAAGATGCAACTCCTGTTTCGGAACTCTCTGAAATGGTTAGAGAAATAAACGAGGATTTATAAAGGCAGTCTAATGACAGATACAAGTAATTTAGACGATATGCCTGATAGTTATAAAGACTTGTTAGCTCAACTAGATGGAGAAACAAAACCTACACAAGACGACACTCCAAAAACAAATAAACTATCTATTCGTGATAAAGTGTTTCGTAAAATTGTGGACGGTGCAGAAGTTGCCCAACTAACACAGCAGGAATTAGACGTAGTTATTGTGAAGACAGGAGCTATATCTCGTTTGTTTTACAAGGGCGAATACCGTAGCGGTGTTGGTAGTCAACCTACATGTTGGAGCGCAGATGTACGCACTGGCACTCCCTGTCCTGATGTCCCTGAAGGGAACCGTCAGAACCCCACTTGTTTTGATTGCACACAAAACATAAAGGGTAGTGGAGGGCAAAGCTCAAGAGCATGTAAATATCGACAGCGCATTGCGGTAATGTTGGTAGATTCTGAAGGACAGATAACTTCACAAGATGTTTATCAATTAGACTTATCTGGTGTAAGTGTGTTCGGGCGTGATCAAAAGCGTATGTCTATGCAGGGATACGCTAAATACTTGAACACACATCAATGTCCTTTAGCCTCTGTGATAACAAATATAAGTTTTGATAACACTACACATTTACCGAAACTTATATTCACACCAAAACGTGCATTAGAAAAAGAAGAACTGTCTTTAGTTGCGTATCTACAAAAAGATGCAAATACTAAGGCGCTTGTTGAATTGAACATAAAACCTCATAAAGAACTACATCAGGATGTCGATAACGTTTTTGGCGTAGTGACAGGAGAAGGAGTTTACAAAACTGGTAATTGATAAAACGCGAAAATATTTTTTAACCCTTAGTCGCAAGACTAATGCTATTTTTAACCTTTAACGAGAGCGAAATTATGGAAAGACAAACTTACATGATTAACAATGTGGAAGCTCTTTATCCACGATTAGATAAACCGTATCGCTACGATCAGAGTGCCAACCAAGGGAAAGGCAGTAGTGTCCCATGTGAGGCAGGAGCGAAAGGTGCTGACTACCACGTTAAATTTAAGATGGATACTTCTCAAGCTAAAGAGTTGGGAGCTGCCATGCTTAAAGCGTATAACGAAGCGAAAGAAGATAGTTGGCCGAAGTTTAGTGTGCCTTTTGAAAAAGTAGATGGTGACACTGTGGCTTTTATTGGCAAGGCAAAACTACCTGCTATGTTTAATGACACACCTACCGATCCTCCTAAACATTATGACTCAGAAAATACAAAGCTAGAGGATGGGTTCCAGTTGACAACGGGTAGTACTGTCAACTTGTATGTAGAACTAGTCCCCTACAACTATCAAGGTAGTGGGGTGTCGTTACGTTTACGTGGGGTACAAGTTATTCACCTCAAAGAATTTGTTCCTCCTTCTCCGTTTACAGCGCAAGAAGGTTTTACAAAAGGCGATGCAGCTCCTAAAGATGACATTGACTCTATCTTTGATACCGCAGAAAAACCACAAGCTGAAGAACCTGTGGAAGAACCTGTGGAAGAACCTAAAGTCAGAACAAAGAAGAAAGCAGAGCCATCTTCCGAAGACGATCTATCAAAACTTCTTGATGAGTTAGATGATTTTGATGGGTAACAATAACCATACGGAGCGTCTGCATGGGCGCTCCATCTCTACGATGTGTACTTTAATATGGATACTGAACAGTTTTTAAAGACTGTTCTGGGTGATGAGGGTTTTTACTGCACAGTTTGTATCAAAGAAAACAAACAGGTTACACAAGAATTTAAAGAATCAATAGAAGATGTTGTACAGAGTGTTAAACAAATAGATGCAGCGGGTAATGAAGCATACTTTGCAGTTAGTACGTTTAAAGAAAAACAACGGAAAGCTGAATACGCCGAACAATTAAAAACTTTATTTCTTGATATAGATTGTGGTGAAGGTAAAGACTACGCAACTCGGAACGAAGGGCTAGACGCACTTAAAGCATTTTATAAACGCTATAAACTTCCTCCTACACTTATAGTTAATTCTGGGAGAGGTTGGCACGTCTATTGGGTACTGGATAAACCTTGTGGTCGTGACGAATGGATTACGGTAGCTGAACAATTAAAAAACGCTTGCAGTGATTTTGGGCTTAAAGCAGACACCGCAGTTACGGCAGACGCTGCCAGAATACTACGTCCGGTGGGAACGCATAATTACAAGGGCAACGTACCATTACCTGTTGAGTTATATAGCAGCAGTAATTACATAACATCTTTACAGGAGTTTAAAGACAAGCTCCCTAATAGTTTGATGCCAGTTCTCCCACAAAGAGAATACTCCGAAGAGGACAAGCGCGACATGGAGCTTGCTTCTGGAGGTGGGGAACGTTACTCGTATTCGTTAACTGACATTTTAAACAAAAGTGTCACAGGCAAAGGATGCCAACAGATTCATCGGGCAGTTGAAAAACCAAACGAAATTACTTACAACCAATGGATTGATGTTCTGTCTGTGGTTAAAGAGTGCGAAGAAGGCCCGAAAGCAATACACGTTATCTCTAACAAGTATGACAAATACAGCAAATCAGAAACAGAATCTGTAGCAGCAGGATTAAAGTGGGCGCACCACTGTACTACTTTCGAGCAAAATAACCCTGACGGTTGTGCAGACTGCATACATAAGGATAGCCCTAAGATAAGAAGTCCGAAAGATTTAGGACGCAGATTACTCAAGAAGGTACGGGAAGACACTGAGACACAAGTAACAAAACAGGAAGACCCAAAACAACCTATTATACCAAAGTACCCTTACCCCTACTTTTCTCTTAGGAATGGAGGCATTGGGGTAATGGAGACAGATGCCGAAGGTAATCAGTTTGAAAAGCCATTATGCGACACAGACTTTTATATCGTAAAAAGATTACGCGATAAGATTGTTGGGCCAGCCTACATTTTTAGGCATCACACAAAGCAAGAAGGGATTAGAGAGTTTATGATTCCTGCTCAAAAACTTATCAGCACAGAATCTTTTAAGATACAAATGAGCAAGAACGACATATTCACACTAGCTCCTATGGATTTAATGAAATACGTAGCTGCTTGGATAGCTCAAGTTAAAGATGTTAATGGGCTTCCAGAGATACAGGTAGCAGACCAATTTGGTTGGACGGATAACAACAAGTCTTTTATTTTAGGGGACAGGGAAATTCATGCAGATTCTATAGAACCTAATTACCCAAGTTCTGTAACAGAAGATTATTTCATGCACTTTGCAAAGAAGGGGAGCTTGGAAGAATGGAAAAAGATACCAAAATTTTTTGACAAGGTTGGGTTTGAACCTCACCAATATATGTTTGGGCTTTCCTTTGCTGCACCACTTATGGTTTTTGCCCCTAAGATAGCAGGAAGTATATTCCACTTAAAAAGTGCTGAGTCTGGTTTTGGTAAGTCTACTGGACAATTTGCAGGAGCTTCTCTGTGGGGCGACCCTACTTTAGTAGTGCAAAAAGGTGATGACACTATAGCTTCTATATGGAAGGTAGCAGAGACTTATAAAAATATTATTATCTATTGTGACGAACTATCTAACAAGGGAGGCAAAGAGTTAAGTGGCTTTGCTTACGATGTGAGTGGTGGTAAACAGCGTAACAGGTTAAGAGGTTCTAGTGAAATAAACAAAGAACGTTACCGGGGAAATCCTTGGAGGACTCTTGTGGGAACTAGTGGTAATACTAGTATATTAGAAACAATATCCGCAGAGTTTAGAGAAAGCCCAAAAGGAGAGACTCAACGAGTACTTGAAGCAGAAACAATGGTTAAGCTCAAAGAAGATAGTGCCACTACAAGAGAAGGTATTGAACTTAACATGTTGTTAGAAAACAACTATGGACATGCAGGTGAAAAGTACATCCAGTATGTAGTAAAGAATAAAGATGTAATAGAAAAAATACTGTTGCAAAAGATAGAAGATATAATAAAAGAAACAGAGCTGTCTGCCCAGAATAGATTTTGGTTGTGGCAAGCTGCCGGAGTACTTACAGGCTTACTGATTGCAGGTAGGCTAGGGTTGCATAGTTTGAACATAGATAACTTGCAGGATTGGATTTGCAAGCAACTACGCCATGCTCGTGATGAGACGGTGAAGATGACAGTAGATATTCAAGACACGATAGCGGCTTACTTGGCCGACAACAATCGCAGCATACTTAGACTAAGAAGCACTGATAAAGAAGTGTATGACCCAGAAATGGAGACTTTAATTAGTCCCGAACAATTACCTATGTACAAGTTCGTAGGGCGACATGAGTTCGACACTAACACTTTGTACTTGTTACCTGCGCCGTTCAAGAAATGGTGTTTGCTCCGAAAGATAGACTATGGCTCTACACGTAGGGCGATTATGGAGCAGATGAATGGCACAGCTATGAAGTTCAGGCTAGGAACTAACACTAACTTGAAACTTCCATCGACACACGTACTTAAACTATCTTGGTCTGAAGAAGTTACTGAGAGTATAACGTAAGCTAAAAGTCTTCCCTAAAAGTCTTCCTTGTTAAGACAGTCAATGATTATGCGGGTAGGGCAGGTAGTGCAGGTGTGGCAAGTTTGTGGTACAGTGCGCCTACATCGTTCTCGTAGAGAGACAATTTGCCCTCCATGTGGGGGCATTTTTTTACCCTACATAAAAGTCATCTTCGCCCAGTTCTTGGAGGCGTTTACGAATAACAGCGTTCAAACGTTGTCGGTTCACCGTTATACCCCCTAGTCTGCGTGCTATCATAGAGGTTATGCGGTGTTGTCTTAACGACCTGCTCTTCGTAGACCCTGTAATCCTTACTTCAGGGTTTTCCATGTTGAACTCCATTATCTCCCTATCCGCGTCAAGCACTCCTGTAAAGTCTCCTTCACGGAAAGCCATGTAACGTTGACGTAACAACTTAGTTCTTTTCTCACTAATGTTTCTGTCTATACGTTTATCTCGTGCGTTTAGCTCTAGTTGTTTCGTGTAGTCAGCAGGGGCAAACCCAAGGAATTGCCCAATAATAGAACGTGTTGATAAGTTTTCTGTAATCGGATCACCTCGTAGAGTACGTGCACCCTCAGTAGCATAGCGGATACTTTTCGATGGCCCTGAAAAAATCGCAGGTAACATTCCCTCCAACCCACGTCTGTATTCGCCTTCAGCCATAAGGTCTCTACTGCGGAACATACGATCCACTATACCGTAAACAGGGCCACCTGCCATTTCCATAAAGTATTGGAACGAATCTGTATTTGACCTATTAGGTAGCGACCTAAATATTAAATTACTCATGCCGATACGAGGGGCGATGTCCACATCAAAAATTTGATTGAGTATACCTGAATAAGCGTTTTCTCCGATGTTAGCGGCTACAATGCTATCGAAATCATCATCTTGATCGTCTAGCAGTAAGAGATTAAATACGTCTGCAAATATGCCATAAAGAGGTAACCCTTGTGCTCCAGCCAACAAGCCAGATATACCAAGCAACCCAGCAATTTGTTTTTTAGCTTGTGCTCGTTCGTCTGGATCAAAATTTCCCATTCGCGTAAATGCTTGTTTAGCCATCTTTATTTGCAGATATGCCATAGACACACCAAATCGTTTGTACATAAGAAGTACACTTGCAATATCTTTTTGTGCGATTGTAGGAGCTGTTTCTATTAATGCACCACTGTTAGTATGCTCAACGTCAAGCATTACCTCGTTTACAAAATCACTACCTAATGCGTGTACTTTTTCCAAATAGGCTTCGTATTTACGAATCTGCTCTTTAGTAGCACCTTCTTTTGGAGGTTTTCTTACAGTTTCTAGTTTGCTATTTGCTTTAGCTTTATCCAACGCTAGTTTGTACGCAGCCATCGCTGTAACTTGTCTATTGAACCTTTCTCCTTGGTGAAACATAAACCCAGAAATTCCGTTTACAGCAGTTAAAATTCGACCAAACTTCCCACCCGTTGGGTCGTCTACGTCTAGCATGTCTCCAATAGTAGTTGCGTTAGCTGCTCCTCTGTCAACAAGTTCTCTTATTAGAGGCTTAAGTTCTGCATATTTTTCCGGTAAGTTTTCAAGATCAAGGTTGGCGAGGCTAGGCCCATCAATCGCATATAGGTCATCTTTGGTCAAACCTCGTTTCTTTAACTCCGCATCTAGGTCTGCGCCTTCAAGCCCTTCAAGGTCTTCAAGTCCCTCTACCCTGCGTTTAAGACCAGCGCCAAAATACAATTTTTTAGCTTCTATCATAGCTGCCATCGTGTCACTCATCCCATAGCGTCCTGCTAAATAAGGCAACACTACAATGGGTAAGATGAAAGAGTTAACTACAGCAGAAGAAGCATTAAAACCTAACGTCATCAAGAACCCAAATGATTTCAACCCTCTAGCCCAAGTGCTTATTTTAGGGTTTTTAACAAAGTCTATGTATTCTGTCCCTTTCCTAACCAACTGTTCCGCGTAGTCCAGTTCGCCCTGACTACCAGTAACCTTTGTTTGTAAATTCTTTAAATTAGTTTTAACTTGGTCAAAAGGAGCATCAAACTTTAAATTATCTACTTGCCCCATAAAAGCTGGCATACGTTGACGGAACACATCAATAGCATCTCTTTGTGCTCCACGAATATTTTCTCTGCGTTTAAAAGCGCGGTACAAAGAACGCTCTGGCATTGCGTCAATAAGAGCATTTTGTAAAATACTATCAAAGGCATTACCCGCCTCCATTACTTGCTCAAACTTGGCTTCTGCGGCTGCAAGTTCTTCAGGTGTGGGTTCTCTATTTTCTTCTTTAGCTTTAGCTAATATTTTTTGTTTGGCTTTTTCTGCGGCTTGGTTCTTTTTCGATTGTACATCTGCAAGTAGCCCTTGTGCCCATCGAATCTCTACGGAAGAACGTTCTGATGCGTCAACTTGAGGGCGATTTAACGTCGAACCCTCCAAAGCAGCTCTAAATTCTGCTTCCTGTATCTGTTCAGGAGTGGCATTAGGATTATCTGCTAGTAGTGCTTCCCGTCCTCTTTTTCTAGCTTCAACAATAATACCTGCTTCACTTGTAAGTAATTCTTCTCTTAGTCTTGTGTCTTGCAAGATAGCTTGTTCGTACCGCCGCCTGTCTTCCCTAGAGTCGAAAGCAGTTTTAAATACTTCAGGTTGTCCTGTAATTGGGTCAAAACCATTATGGGTGTACCAAAAATCGCCTTTTCTAAACAACGGAAAATAAGGTTCTATAAGTTCTTTGTTTAAAAGATCCAGTAAAATTTTATCTTTGTATAATTGTTTTGCTTGTACCGCTTCTTCAGAATCGGTTTTAACTCCATCAATACGTGCTACCAAGGCTTTACGTAAATCTTCGTAAGCATCTGAATAAGCATCTCGTAACTCTACGTACACCGCTTTTGCTTTTGGATCAAGCCTATTCCAGTACTCCATTATATTGTTGTAGTCTTTTTCTGCTTCTTCGCTAGGGTTTATCTTACCGAACTTTGATTGTTCTTCTTTTGGCAACTTATCATTCTTAGCTTGTTCTTTCTCAAAAGCCGCATCTCTTTTTTCCGCAGTTGGAAAATGATAAGTATTTCTGTTACCGTCTTTATCTACGACAGTGTAACGATACCCTGTATAGTACTCTTTAGCGTTTTCTCTGGAAGGGTCTATCCTAAGTAAAGTACTTTCTTCAACTACAAAGTTAAAAAGTTTGCGTTGGTTTTCCCCTAACTGCTTAAGTACTTTTTCAAACCGCCTCGCCATGTCTTTATTTTTCAATAAATATTTTTGCCTAGAGCCATTCTTTTGTTGGATAACTTTAAACAGTTCATCTAAAGCTCTGCCTAAGTCTTGTATACCTTCGTTGTTACTTTGTTTAGCCCAATCAGCTATGGAGTTTAAAGGTAGTACATTAAAAAAGAATCTACGAGCGTTAGTGGGAGCTTCTGGCATATACGCATTAAATATAGAAGCCGCATCTTGCGGAACCTTACCCCCATATCCGTCAAATACGTCATCCATAAAGGCATCTTCTTTACCTGCCGTTACCGCTAGGTTCATAGCAGGAGCGTTACGGTATTGAGGAGCAGGAGAGATCATGTCCCCTACTATCTTATCTACTTCACTCATTGCTGAGTTCAATTTCTTTGTAGGAAGACGGCGTAATACGCGAATTACGTTAGCCACTATATTCTTGAATCGCTCCCATGTCCCTAACTTGTCTCCGTTGGTGTCCATAGAAGCTAGTTTGGCTTGGAACTCTGGGTTGGAAAAAGCCTCGGCAACAAATTCGTCAAGGTTAGTAGTACCGTAAGCGTCTTCTAATCTGTCTTTAACACTATCAAAGAGTGTCTGTAACTGTTTAGTAGTTGAACTGCTTTTGTTAGCAATTACGTGTGAAGTAACAGCGTGCAAGGATTCGTGCAACAAAGCGTGGTTAGTAGGGGGTATGCTTTCGTTAAGAATAATAGTATTAGTTCTAGGATCGAACATACCTGCCAACAAACGCCCTTTCCCATCCATCAAGTTCGGTTGGAATGTAACCTTAGTACCACTTTCTGCAATGGCTTTGTTGATGGCTCTGGCAACTCTTCGTACATCTTTATCCTGATTATTGCCAAGTAGTTCCAGAGCTTCTGCCAGTTTCCCTTCTCGTAGTAGCTGGGTAACTTCTGGGTCTAAAACAGCCGCTGCTCCCACTAGTTTCTTCATTGGGAGAGGCATACCCAAGTCACTTTGTATACTGCGCTGCATAGCCTCTAAATTTTTTCTAGTGCTTTCAGAAGTGTTTTGTTGAATCCACGCTACTTTAGCTCTTGCGGCTGCTTTTTGTTGGGCAGTTCCATCAATGGAATCATAAGCAACACCCGAAAGAAAACTTAACATTTCCTCTTGGGTTTCTATTGTCTCAAACTCTGCTCGGATTTTTTCTTCGTCTAATTCTTTGTCAACTTGTTGTTGAGCTACGCTTTCTTCTGTTGCGTTACGAGTATCGCCAGTTGCCTGTGGTTCTGACTCGACAGTAGTAGCTTCTTCTTTAGCTGCTTGTGCCTCTTCGTTTGTGGCGTTCTTAACGTTTTCTCTTCGATTAGGTCGTAGGATTCCTCCACGAGGGCCAAGCATTTCTACTTGTTCTTGTCTTTGTTCTTCTAGTTTTTCAAGTATGCGTTGTTGTTCTGCAATCTCCTGATCTAAACGATTGCTTTCTGCTTGTGCTTGAGCAGCAGGGTCAGCAGGGTCTACTTGTGGTATCTCTAATTGCGCTTGTCCCTCTACTGGACGGCCAGTACGATCTTGTTCTTGTTGCGCTTCTCGTAAAACTGCACCTAGCGTAGGTTCTACAGAAGAATCTTGTCCTGCTTCCATCGTTGCTGCCAACGCTTGTAAGTCTTCTGCACGTTCTTGTTCGCGCTGTGTAAAAGCTGCTTCCTGTTGTTCCTGAATAACATCCTGTTCAATACCTTCTTCTATAGTTACTTGTCCCGGTGCATCTCCACGAACAATCTGATCCATTTCAGAAGCTATTTCACCTGCTTCTTGTTGTGCGCTTTCTCTTGCGGCTAACGTTTCTGCTCTCGTTAGTATGGGCATGTTAAGTAAACCCAATACTTTATTTCGACTATCTCTGTAACGAGATTTTACTGTAGGGTTATTTGCATAATTAACGATGGTTTCTACAGCAGTACGGGCATCTTGTGGGTCAGCCAAATCAAGTGCAGGAAGTTCTTTCTTTAACTTAGTGCTTGTAATACCTAAACCTTCTAAATCTTCTTTAGTTATAGCTGTTTTTTCTTCAGCCATAATCTCCGTAAATAACTCGCGTTGTGCACCCTCACTTCTTAATTTTTCTTCATTGGCAATCGCTTCTTCAAATGCGGCTGCGAACCTTTCAGGGTACGCCCTACCTTGTGGGTCAACTAATATAGCCGAACCATCTCCAGTGGGGGGTGGGGGTAAGCGATATGTTCCTTGAGGCAAAGCGGGAGGAACGGGAGAAGTAGGGGGAAGAACTTCTCCTTCCAATGGGGGTTCTGGGACAGGTACGAGATCAGTCCCAGTTGTAACAGGTTCTGCAACAGTGTCTTCACGTCCACTCAGCTCTTCACGTAATCTTCGCGCTCGTGATCGACTACCTAAAGCACCCATCGGGCCAAGTGTACCGCCAACAGTAGCAGCAAGGTAAGCTGCTTCACCGTATTCAGAAAGAGCTTCAGGAGATAGTACATCTAGGCCAGCTTGTGCTCTTTCCAAAACTTGTTGAGCCACTTCTGTAGGCATCTCTACACCCGCACCTCTAGCAATGCCTCGCCCTATAGTTTTAGCTGTACCTAAGTCTGCCTCCCGCACTAGTTTTTCCGCAGCTCCTCGTAGCTGAGTGGCGCTTAACTTTGTAACATCTCCTTGTACCAACTTGTTTACAAGACCTTTACCTAAGATAAAGTACTGTCCCGCTAACTCTGGCACTGATTGTAAGGCGGCTGTACCAGCAGCTTTACCAAGGTCTACATCTACCGGACGGCCTTCGTCTATGTCGGCTTGAGCCTGACGTTCAAGATTGTACCCAGTAAATTGAGGTATAAGAGAAGCAAGACCGCCAACACCTGCGCCTATTCCAGCACCTATGGCTGTGCCTATACCGGGGAAAAAAGAACCTATTCCAGCACCCGCTAGTGCCCCTGCTTTTGCCGCAGCAACTGTGGTAAGTATTTGTGGAACTTGACCCGCAACTGCTTGTGGAATCTGACCTAGCGCAGTGCCTACAGTAGGCATTATTCCTTCAGCATCTAGTACTTTCTGGAAAGATGGGCCTTCACCGTAGCGTTGTGCTATGTCTTCGCTTCGCTCCAACCCTGCCAGTGCGGCTGCTTCGTCATCCCCAAAAGCTGCACCCCCAGCAGTACGTAAAGCAGAAAAAAGAGATTCCCCACCCCGCATGAGTTCCCCACCGATGGTGCTTTCTGGAGGGGGAGGGGGTAGTGTAACGTCAATACCTTGGCGTAATCTGAAGTAAGCATCCCTTGCTAACGCTGGGCCTTGTTCGTCAGGAGTACCTTTAGGCACATAAAATTCAAACTTTTCCCCTGAAGGTGCTGTTCCTGTAGCGATAGGCATAGATAACTTCCTTTACTCAGACGGAGGTGTATATCCAAAAGTGCCAGTAGATACTCCCAACCCGCTTCTTCTATATGAGTTCATATAATCATCAAGCAACCTTTCTCTAAGGGCAGCAGTTTCAGCAGCTAATTGCGCTCCTTCAAATTCTTGTTGTAAGCGCATAAATTGTGAACTAAATAATTCGCTATCGTCTAGGTTGGACAAAAAAGTTTTAGCCGCGTCTTGTTCAGCTCCCAAGTACTGTTTTTCTAACTCACGATCTGCTTTATAGATCATTTCTCGTTCGTCTTGGCGTAGGTTAGCTAGTGCTGCACGATAATCTAGTTCTGAACCGTAACGTGATGCGGCTATGCGTCCTAGTACGTCTGTCTCTTGTATATCTAATTGACGTTGGCGTAAGTCCTCTGCTGCTAAACCTCTATCAGCCGCAGCCAGTGCATTTGCTACACTAGTTTGGCCAGCCCCTCCACGTAGGAAAGCTCGTAGGCGATTCATATCAGCGTTTTCTTCTATCTTATCAAGTAATCCAGCCAGACCACGCCGTGCAACAGGCTCTTCCTGTTTTCTTGCATCAGTCACGCCTTTCATACGGAACTCCTCAGACTCCTCTTGAGGCTTCCCTAAATTCTCTACCATACTTGCTACATTAAAAACATCAGGCATAGTCCCAGCAATTCCGGCAGTTTTTTCTGGCGTTTGTTCCCCACGCCGTCTCAATGCACGGTTTACTAAACGCTCTCGTCTCTCTTCCTGATTCATGGTATTAAGTTCTTGAGGAGAAAGTCTTTCTGCTTCAGGTACGTTATACCTAGCTCTACGTATTTCTGCTGGGCTAGGAAAATTATCCAGTTCTTCACGAGTCATAGCATCAGGGTTTTGATACAAATCTTCTGCGGTTAATTGTCCTGTTATTCCTTGATAAAGACGTTTTATTCTATCGAATCCCCCCAAAGGTTCGCCTGTTTCTGGGTCTAAATAAGCTCGGCCTATACCACCTCCATTACCAAAAGAAAGTACTCCACCCTCTCCAAGTGCAACAACACCGCCGCCCTGAAAATCATCCATACCTTTCATACTAGATTCAGCAGACATTTTCTGGTGTGCTTTTGTCCTAATACCAGAATCAAAACCTTGTTGGCTTATCTTAAACCTAGCTTCTACGTCTTGTTTTTCTTCGGCTGTAGGTGCATTAGCTAGACTAGCTTCGTAGGCTCTATACGCTTTAATATAGTTATCTATATCTTTAGCCTCTGCATCTTGGGAAGCAGCATTGGGTTTTCCTTGGGGTGTGGGTCTGTCACTCAGTATTGGAGCGCCTTTTTTAAACCCAACAATCCCACCGTCAGCCATACGCATATTTGGTGCAGGTTGGCTTGGTATACCCATAGCTCGGCGTTGCATAGCCTGTTGATCGCGTGCTGCTTTTTGAGCAACTCCGGGCATGATGGCACGCATAACATCGTTCTGGGCAGAAGCAGCATTTTTTTGGTTCAGCCGTTGTAATTCGGTCTGGTTGGAACCAGTGAACATAGCTTTTATTGCGTTGTCAGCTTCCGCATTCTGGTTGGCAAGAAGTTGTGCAGAGATTAGGTCTAAGACTGATTGTGACTTCCCGTAACGTTGCATTGCAGCTTGTGGGTTACCGTTGGCTGCATCCATCCGCGTTTGTATTTCTCTATCTATACCAACCATTGTTAATCTCCAAATAAACCTATCCAAATAAGCCTATGGTATCCAAGAACCCTAAAATACCACCTGATCCTCCCATAAAGTTAGAAAGACCAGAAGGTTCGGCGTATTGATATTCCTGAGTACTGATAGGAAGTCCCTGCAATAGAGACTGCATGTACTGTACTTGTCTATACGGGTAGTCGCGTTCTTGCTCAAATTGGCGTAAATCGGCAGTAATTCCTGCCTGTTCAATGCCTCTTTGTTGTGCTCCTCCCCTACCCATTGCGTCTAAAGCACGTAATCCGTAGTTACGTTCCCTATCAAACATATCAGCTGCTTTATCATAAGCTGTTGCATAACCCTGCGCTGTTATATCTCCAATCCTATCCAAGGCACGATTCTGTAAACCTGCTTCGGCTACAGCCTGTCGTCCACCTCCGTATGCCCCTGCTTGAGCGTATTGACTTTGCAGGTTTTGCTGTGCTTTTGCTGTTTCTTCCTGTACCCGTCTTATTGCCGGATTGAGCGCAGCATCAATGTAGGGATTCATGTATTGAGAAACAGGACTTGCAGAGCTTGCAGCCGCCCCTGACAAAGGTGCACCACCGTCCATCACATTTTGTGCGGTTGGGAGAGTGGGTGCTTGTCCTGTAAAAGAACCTGTCATAGTAGCGGTAGGAACGGCCAACCCTGCTAATCCCTGAAACATTTGGTTTTGCAGAGAAGAAGGGCCAGCCGTGAGTGGGCCTTGATATGCGGTGTAAGGCATATCGGCTAGTGCCGCACCGCGCCCCAACATCTCTGACACATAAGGGCCAGCGTATGGGGATAAAGAGGATGATCTACCTAATAAGCTCATTATAAGTTCCTCAAGCAGGAAGTTTTTGCATAGGGTCTATTTCCGTACCTTGTTTGGTAGTTCCAGTACGAGCTTTTCTTACCCTATCCATCATTGAATACAGTTGTTTTGCTCCAGCATCTGAGTTGCCATTACCTAAATGACTAACAACGTCAGCAGGAACTACAAATTCCCCATCACTTAACGCAGCAGGTTGTGTTCCGTCTATACTAGCAGGTACAAGATCAGCCATACCGTCTGTAGGCCCACCTAAATAGTAACTATCTAAAGCTCCACCTTGAGCTAATGTACGAGTGGTATAGTTATACTTATTGTTGAAAGTATTGCGTATTTCTTCGGCAGTTTTACCATAATAAGCACCGACTTCTTCAGGTGTGGTCTTACCTGCATCAAGTAAACGTACTATTAATTCTTCTTCTGTAAGCCCTTCTTTATTCATGTAGCCTACAACATCAGCAGGAGTAAACCCTCTATTCCTTAACAGGTCTTCCGCAACATCTAATGTTCCAACACCGAATTTACCTGCTACCTGTGGAATACTTGCTTCTCCACTTTGTATTGCGTCTACGACTGTGCCTATGTTATCTGATGAAGGTTTTGCCCCTGCCATCAAAAGGTCATAGGCGCTGGGTTGTGTTCCAGCACCACCAGTAGTACCAGCAGCAGATGCACTTGAATAGTTTTCAAACCCTGTCTTAAAAGCGGGATCGAAAGCGTCAAATGTTTGCATTATCATTGCTTTCCCATCCGCAGAACTTGCATTAAGCATATTCTGTATGTTTTGCATTTCAGAAGGCGTAAGGCTTCCGTCCGCTAAATAAGAAGCTACTGTAGTGTTTTTATATCCGGGTTGATCCGCGTATTTATTGCCTTGTTGGTCGTAGAAAAAATTTTGATCAGCAGCACCAACACCAGCACCAGCAGCTTCAGCAGCACCAGCACCAGCACCAGCAGCACCAGCACCAG